GGCGGCCGCCGCCGTGAGCGGACAGAAGCCGATGAAGCTTCCGGGGTTGATGTCCGCCCATGTGAGCGTCGTCGTCGTCTCGTTCGCCCGCAGGCTGGCCGTGGTCGTCGCGTTCACCTTGCCGCGCATCGCCTGATTGACGATTTCCGCGATCTGGCGCGCGCTCGCCCCGTCCGGCTGGAGAACCCGGTACATCAGCGCACCCCGACCCGAACGTGGTCTATGTCGATCCCGTGTGCCTGCTCGAACCCCCCGCTCACCCGGACCCGGACCCGCTGGTAACGGCCGTTAGCCCTGAGCGGGCAGTGGCCGATGGCGTTCCGGGTGGACGCCCCGGTAAAGACCGGGCTGTCCGTCAGCGTCTCCCTCTGGCCTATCTGGACCTGTACGAGCGTCGAGCCGTTGCCCTCCACGAGCGGGACGACCGAGCGGATGAACGACCGCCCGCCCTGCGTAAGCTGGGCTTCGCCGGTCGTGAACGTCGCATCCTTGAACATCCCGCCGTTGAAGGACAGCGGCCGGTGGTCGGAATCGAAGCCCGCCAACAGCTTGAGGCCACCCACCCATGCGCGGGAATCCAGCGAATACGGCAGGCTGTCGATCGAGGATGAAATCGTGTCCAGCGCGTCCAGCGTGTAGCCGTCCGTCAGGCGCGAATAGATGAACTCAAGCACCTGATCGGCGCTCGCCCATCGGCGGGTCGCCCAGTTGTAGATGATCAGCCGGTTGGCAACGCCGTCCGTGTTGCCGGCGCCGGGGTAGCTGACGATGTACAGCTTGTTCACCGGATCGATGGCCGACGAAATGTTGAACAGGTAGGAACTGTCCAGATCGTCGAAGAACGTGCGGTCTATCTGCCCGTCCCCTATCGGCGCGACCGCCTGCCCGTTCGTGGTCATGAAGCCGTTGCCGGAGAGGAAGAACGTCAGGCCGGAATAGCGCGCGACCGAACCGGAGGCGTAGCAGCCGATGCCGGGCTCCACCTGGTCAAGCTGGAAGATCACGGGCGGGCCGGCGTAGACCATGCGCCAGACAGAGTTTTCGGTCAGGATCGTCCCGAACTCGCCGCCGACGACCTTCATCACCCGCGAGTTGTCGCCAACCAGATTCTGGAAGTCGCTTTGCGTCGTCGGACTGACGTTCCAGTCCAGCGGGTTCGAGATGGCCGACCACTGCACCCGGTTCGGCGCGCCCACCATGTTGCCGCCGACCACGAAATCCCGCACGACCGTTATATGGCTCATCAGGGGGGCCGAGCCCGAGAGCGTGGCGAAGGCCGTGGACGAGCCGAGCGACCAGACCTGATTGACGTTCCCGCCGACGGCGATCACCGTATCCTGATAGGTGACGAACTCCCACTTGCCTTCCTCGCCAATCGCGTAGGGCGTGGTAGAGGCGCTTGCGGACTGTCTGGTTGCGTCCGCCCAGGTCGAGACGTTGAGGACCGCCAGCCCGGTTTCGGTCGCCGCGAAATTCGTCACGGCCCCCGAAGTGTCGGTTGCCGCGTAGGCCCCCCGGCAGGACGCGCCGAGCGAGCCCCCGACCACCGTTGGTTCCGGGAACGGCCCGTAGCCCCGCTCGTACGGGATGGCGTTGTTCGCGACCGTCAGCCCGCCATTGTCCAGCGACGGCTGGTCGGGCGTCAGGTTCGTGAAGGCCGCCCGGATCATTCGAGCCCCACGCCGTAGCCACCGAAGAACCGCGGATCCATGGTCGCCATGCCCTGCCCCGGAATGTAGGCGTACCCCTGATTGGCAAGCTGGACGTACGGGTTGTCGTAGTTCTTCTGCCCCCCGCCCTGATTCTGGTTCTGGCTTGTCACCGTCGGCTTCCAGTTGCCGGCCGATGCCTGTGGCGTCTGTCCCGCCTGCTGCATGTTCCAGCCCGGCAGGCTTGAGAGGATGCCCTGATAGGCCCCGCCGGACGGAAGGCCCGGCTGGGCGCCGAAGGAGAACTGCGGAAGGTTGTGGTAGGAGAAAGCCGGCATCTGCAGGCCCGGATAGCCCTGCTGGCCGTTCGGCAGACCCTGCGGAGCCTGTTCCGCCCCCTGTCCCCCCTGCTGGCCAAGCCGGCCCATGATCTGACTGAGATAGCCGCCGTCGATCGTGCCCGAATATCCGCCCATGGCCGCCTCAAAAATAGGTGGGGCGCACGCGGCCGGAGCCACGCACGATCCCCTGTTGGCAGAGATAGTCGAAGGCCAGCCGCTCCCGCTGGTGGTTCCAGGTCGCAAGCGCCTGATCCATGATCACGTCGGCGTAGACGATGGCCTTGGCCCGCAGGCGAATCAGTTCCTCCGCCTGCGTGGTCCATGCGTTGGTGTCCCCGGACGCGCTCAGTTCCGTGAATTTCTGAACGCCCGTGATGTAGAGCGGATAGACCTGATCGGATTCGCAGTCGAACAGTATCCGGTCGTTGTAGATCGCGAATTCCGTCGGCTGGCTCTGGATCAGCGGCGACTGCAATTGCAGGATCGTGTCGAGGTCGCGATGCGTCAGCCAGTCGTCGTTCGACGTGTTGCGCCTGATCTGCATCTTGTCGATCTTCGCTACGTTCGTCGGCAGGCTGATCGAGGATTCCCCGGTGCTGACGGTCGCGGTCTGCCGGTACAGCTCGTTGAAGAAGAACTTTTGCGCCTCGTATGCCTTTATCGCGTCCTTGATCGCGTACTGAATGTGCGTCGTCAGGTCGCTGCGGCTCAGTTCGTCGGCGATCCGCGTCTGCATCTGGCCATAGGTTGCCATCGGCTCACCCCTTGCAGCGGTGCTTGTCCAGACGCTTGAACGTCCGCTTGCAGGCCGGACACTCGCCCTTGACCGGAGCCGGTTTCGCCGCCGGCTGGGACGCGAAGTGCTGGCGCATGATTTCCGCCGCGCGCTCTGCGTTCTTCGAGCGCCGGCGGCCGAGCGTCGGGTAGTGCGTCTGGATCATCTGCGTTCCTCGAAGTACGTCGGGCGTTTCAGGGACTCCCGGTAGAATTCCTCAAGCATGGCCTCCCGCCGCCAGCGGTCGGCGTGCGCCACGTCCTGCCGGTCGGAGAACCACGGCCCGCCCGTCGTGTAGTGGATGGCCTTCGGCTCGCCCTTCGTCACGCCGTCTATCCAGTTCCACTCGTGCGGCAGGTCGCCGATTTCCTCCGGCTTGAGCCACGAGAAGCCGTGCAGCCACGCGCCGGGCCAGCCGCTAACAGCCTCGGTCGTCAGTACCCGGTTTGCCGGGTGGCCGCAGTTCCAGAGCATGAGGCTCGACCAGTTCTTGCGCGGGTACGTCGTCTGCACCTGCCCGTCCATCTTGATCGCCTCGCGCGGCTCGTGCCGCTGCTGGCAGACCATGACGGCCCGGCTTTCGTCCCGGCAGGCGAAGATTTCGCCAACGTCGGCCATGAACACGAAATCGCAGTCGACGAACAGCGCCCAGCCCCGGTAGCGCATGAGCGCGGGCACGAGGAAGCGGGTGAACGCGAAATCCGTGCTGAACGGCCGGCCGTCCCCGTCGTCTATCCGCTGCCCTTCCACCTGCGCGCAAAAAAACCCCGCCTGTCTGAGCGGGTCGGATTTCAGCGGCTGGACGTGCAACGGGCTGTCCGATCTTCGGATCAGCGTACGCTCGCACACGCGGTAGGCCGCAGCCTCCCGCTCGTCGTAGCCTATGAAGATGTCGAGGATATCAGCGGGCGGCAGATCGCCCATAGTTCCTTTCCGCCGCTCCATTCCATGCGGAGCGGCTCGAATAGTGGCAACAGCCGGTTGAGCCAGAAGGCGGCCCCCTCCTGGATCAGGTGGGCGTTCCGTCCGTCCGGCAGGGTCTTCCGTGCGGGGCCCGTGTGGACCACCACGAGGAGCAGTTCCTGCGTCACGCGCGCGAGATCGGCGAGCACCGCATCCAGGCATTCGGGTTCGATGTGTTCCAGAACGTCGGAGCAGACGACCACCGGATGCGGTTCGGGTGGCTGATCGAGGCCGGGCAGACACGGATCGTAGCCCGCGACCCTGTAGGCAGGGCCGAGCGCGGCTTTCAGCGTCTGCTTGCCGCAGCCGTAATCGAGGATCGCCATTCGCCCGGAGGACGATATCTGGCGCACGAGTTCCGCCCACTTGGCTCCCGACGTGCCGTACCCCTCGTTTCCCTCGTGCAGCAGCCTGTTCTGTTCCCGGTAGGTTTCGCTGATCAGCATGTGGCGGCCACCCGTTCAATCACCGATTGCCAGCCCTCGCCCTTCGCCTGCCGGACGGTCCTGACGCTGCCATAGAAGGGATTCTCGCCCTTCAGCCCGTACCGCCACGCGGGGGCCGACGGCGTGAGGCAGACGGTTGGCACGCCAAGCGCGCCGCACAGGTGGAGCAGGCTCGTGTTGACCGTCACGACCAGATCGAGCGCGCAGCAGAGCGCCGCCGTCTCGTTGTAATCGTCTATCGCGTCCTGCCAGTGATGGATCGGCCGCTCCCATGCGGTCCCGACCTGCGCCGCCTCGTCAGCCGCCCAGCCGTGGTACTGCAGGCTGACCAGCGTTCCCCGCTCCGCCAACGGCCGCCACAGCGGCAGCGGGATCGAGCGCAGATCGGCCCGCGTCTGTTTCAGGCCGCCCACCCACGATATGCCGATCTTCGGGCCGTCCAGACGGTCCAGTTCGCCCTTCCAGTACGCCACGCGCGCCGGGTCCGCCTTGAGGTATGGCGTCCGGGGAAAATCCTCGTCCTTGCGCCGGAAGTACCGCCCAAGCGATCCCATCGCTATCCGGTAATCGGGCGGGTCGTCGGCGATCCATGCCGGTTCCTCGCCCGACGTGTCGTAGATCGTGCAGGTCGGAAAGGCGTCCGCGAACAGCCGTTTCAGCCGCTTGTCGCAATCGATGATCACCCGCCCGCTTTTGGCGATCAGGTCGGGGATCATCGTGCCGAACATGATTTCGTCGCCGACGCCCTGCTCGCCGTAGACGACGACCGTTGCCTTGCGCGTATGCGCGTATGGCTGCCGGGCGTCCACGCGGGCCGGTCGCCGTAGGTCCGCAGCTTGCGCTCGCGCGGCTTGCCCTGATCGTCGCGAAACCCAGCCTCGTCGTACCAGCGGAAGCCCTCGCGCCACATCCCGAGTTCAAGGTAGGCGATGCCGCGGTTCCAGAGCGCGAAGCGATGGTCTGGTGCAAGCTCGAGCGCGCGGTTGCACAGATCCACGCATTTCTGCGGGTCGCCGGCGTTGACGTAGAGCGTCGATTGCGCGACCAGCGAATCCGCCCGCTCGCCATCGCCCTCCGACAGGTCGAAGGCCCGCTCGAATGCCCGCTCGGCCTCCTCCATCCGGTTGTCGGCGCGGTAGGCGTTGCCGAGATTGTGGAACGCCTCGAAGCGCTCGTAGCCACGGGCAATCCCCTGCTCGAGCAGGAAGGCCCCGAAGCCGGTCGCCCCGCGCGTCACGTACAGCGTGCCCATCGCCTGGAACAGTTCCGGTCGCGGCCCGAAGGTCGAAAACAGGGTCTGGTACGACGATTCAGCAATGGCGTGCTGGAACTGGCTGGAATAGAAATCTGGTGCTTGCATGGAAAAAGGGAGGGGTTTTTAGCCCCTCCCTGTCCCTCCGTCAGGCGGATCAGCCGCCGTTGCAGATGTAGCGAACGCACCACGCGACGGAATTGGAAGCCGTTGCGGATGCGACGGTACCGACCGTCGCCAGAAGGGTGATGTAGCGACCGACCGACACGGAAACCGTGTGGGGAAGCGCGGTCACCACCTCGACCCGCTGGCGCGTGGCCGAAACCGTTGCCGAGCCGAACAGGTTGGTTGCGCCCGCAACGCCCAGCGCGAAGTGCGTGGACCCGTCGGGCGTAGCGCCGACCTGGTAGATGCCCGTGATGATCGCCCCGTGGGGAATCCTCACGATAGGGATGCTGTCGCCCGCGCTGAACGCCACGCTCGACACGTAGGACGCGACGCGTTCGACGACGTCGCCGGCCTTGGTGGTCTTGGCGACGCCGTTGCCGCCAAGCATCAGGCTGCTGTAGTAGGTTGCCATTGGTTCGGCCCTCCTTACGGCGCGACGGCGCGGGTGGAAACGACGATGGTGCCGAAGTCGGCCCCGTTGTAGCGGGCCTTCTTCATGCCGAAGATCGTCTGCCACGAGACGCCGAAGCGGCGTTCGTAGTCGAACGTGTCCTCGATCCAGTCGCCGCGCTCCGCGTAGCCCTTGCCGTAGCCCATGAGCATGGACTGGGCGCCGCAGAACACCGCTCGCCGCACGGTCGTCGTGCCCGGAGCCAGCGGAACGCGCCGGTTCTCGTGCATGACCACGTTGTTGTAGACGCCGAGCGCACCCGTGAAGATCGGGTTGTCCTCGATGGCCCCGCCCTGCAGCGCCGCCTTCTGGATGTCCAGCCACTGTCCGGCGCTGGAGTTCTGCCGCATGGACCGCACCTGATCGGGGTGCAGGAAGCACACGTAGAAATCCTGCGTCCCGACCTTGATCGGCCGGATCAGGGGCGAGGTCCGCTTGGCGATGTTCACGGCCTTGTCCAGCATGGTGATCTGGAAGCTGTCGGCCGTGCCGGACGCGGAAAGCGAGTTCTCCGTGCCATGGTTGTCGCCCGTGCCGTAGAGGATGCGCTGGGCGTTCGCATTGCCCGCCGAAGCGCTCGACGGTTCGAGCGGGGCGTTGAAGCCCGTGTACTTGCCGCGCGTTTCGCTCGACACGCCGGCAAGCTGGTTGAAGAACATGGTATCCAGCCGGTTGGAGTACCACTGCTGCAGCATTTTGCGCGCATCCTCGCGCAGGCGCATGGGGACGCGCTGCTTGTCGATACGCTCCTTGATCTCCACCGCGTGCGCCAGTTCGTTGATGTAGAACGTGTCGCGGTAGTACTGCAGCGCTTCTTCGCTGCCCTCGAGGGACTCGCCCTCGGAAACGCCGTCGCCGACCAGATCGACCAGCAACGGTACGTGAACGGTATCACCCGCGTCCTTCTGCGTCTCGGTCATGACCTGGCAGAGAGCGTTCGAGTCCGAACCCATGAACAGCGAAGCATGGGTTTGGGCAAGCGCCTCGTAAGAGGTCTTTTTCGACCAGAGCTGCGCAGCAAGCGGATGACCCAACGGAAATTCCGTCGATGCCATTTGATTGCCTCGTCAGTTGATGAAAGAGATTTACGGACGCCCGGAATGACGCTTCCTGGCCAGCGCAGCGGATTTAACGTCTCCGCGAGACGCAGCCCCTGCGGGGGCGCGTAGTCCGGTGGATCAGCGCTGCGCCTGACGCAGCAGCTTCTCCCAGTTCTTGCCCGACGTAGCCTTCTGGAACTCGTCGGCGTCCATGTTGGCTATGTCCTTGAGCGTCACGTTCGATGGCGCGCGGCCACCCGATTCGGAGAGCGAGCGGGCCGCCACGTTGCGCCGGTTCTGCAGTTCGACCTGTTCCTCCGGCGGCATCGGGGGCGCGGGCTCTGTGGCCTTGCCGGCGAAGCCGCGTCGCTTCGACCACTGGTAGATCACCTCGGCCGGGTTCTTGCCCTGCGCCATCATCGCGTGCGCGAACTTGATTTCGTCCTGCATCAGCGCGTTCCGGCGCACGTTCGGATCGGCCACACCCTGATCGATCAGGTCCTGATCCAGTTCCTTCCACAGGTGCTGGTAGGCGTCGGTGAAGTCCGGCGTCTTGGCATGGAACTCGCGGGCCGCCGCCGAATAGCGGGTCGTGATCTGCGCCTGCTGCCGCTGCTGCTCCGTCAGGCCCTGCTGTTCCCTGACCTGCTTTTCCAGCGCCTCGCGGGCGCGCCGCTCTTCCTGCAGTTGGTGATTGACGTAGCCGAGCGGGTCGGCGTTCGGGTCCGGGGCCGGCTCGGGCTGCGCGGCGGGTGCCTGCTGCTGCTTCTCCCACGTCTCCTGAATGATCCGCAGCCGCTCTTCCGCCCGGGCAAATTCGATGGCCCTTTCGCGCTCCCGCTTCTCCGCTTCCTGCCTGAGCTTGCGTTCCC